TTTATGAAAGAGAACCATTTGGATACTGATGTGTGTATTGGAATTAATCCGCACGGTCCTGAATGGTGGATCTTGGCTGAAAAGCTTAAGCGACACAAAAACTTCGGAGGCGGTGATTATTCTGGATTTGATTCAGGTATAATTGCCAAATTTGGTTATGCTCTTTATCTTGCGATGAAGTGGTATATAAACTCCGGTGATCCTCTTTACGACTGGTATCTTTACAATGTCTGTATGAGTAGCATTGCACCCATTTTTGTTATTAATGGGGAGTGTTACTGGTCAGACTGGATGAACAGTTCGGGAGGATGGCTCACAGGTTTTCTTAACTCATTTGTGAATAGTTGCATTTTTAATGCCTTTCACTGGTGGGTTTGTCAAGAAAATAACTTGGGAGAACGATCGCGACTTGAAGATTTGGTTTGTGCTTTTTATGGCGATGATAATCTTTGGTCGGTTTGCGACGACCTCAAGGAATTTATTACGATGAAGACCTTAGGAGAGTTTATCTGGGGATGCTTTGGCATGAAATACACCACCGCTCAAAAAGGTGAGATAGACGTCGATTTCATTGAATTTGACGATCTTGAGTTTTTATGCCGAAGGTTTAGACCTAGAGGAACAATATATACCGCTCCGCTTGACAAGGAGAGTATTTTTGGAATGTTATTGTGGATCAAAAAGAGTAATATTCGATCATCGGCTGAACAACTTGCTATTAATGTTGAACAAGCGATGATGGAATTTTTCCATTATGGTCCAGAGACTTTCCGAAGAGAGGAAAAAAGAATTCGCACTTATTGCGAAATTTATAATATAGCCTACACAGCAGGTTCGTATGAATATTACGAAGACCGCTGGGGTACTGGCATGATGCACAATCGTGCATAACTTTTGTCCCGTCCGCAATGACATTAAACTAATAATCTCTAGCTCTCGAGTATAAATTGAGCAAAAATTTCCACTGGCAACAGTGAGTGAGGAATGCATGGACATGAATACGACCTTAGGTACCATGGATCGCGTCTCACAGAATAAGGGTTCGAGCACTAGCACGATGATCAGCTAAACTAGTGCCCATCGTTAAATTGATCAGCGAAAATACTTTTAACACAGAACCTTCCACTAAGGTGGATTCCAACGGTTTAGTAGATTTTATAGTCGAAACGCCCGTTGAAGTTAAAACAATTGCCCCGAAATTACCACGACCACGTGATATTTCGCCTTGGGCAGATCAAACCCCTGTTAAAATCTTGGAAAGAGAGTATCGGAGTGCAGATATAGTATACACTACTGCATCAGCTCAAGTTATTACGATCGATCCGATGTTGGCTGGTTCAGCAATTTTAGCAGCAATGCAAACTTTCAGATATATTAGATGGGATTTTTTAGAGTGGCGTTATCAAATAATGTCTGTACCTCAAGTTTGGGGAGCCGTAGGATTTACAGCTCTCCCAATGGATGGCAGACGTCACGCATCTAATCTTGAATCTGATTATGGGTTATTATCCCATTCTGATTGTCAAATTGCGGACTTCACTACTGCTAACTCAGGTCGAATCATGATTCCTTGGAATTCATTGAATAAATGGTTGGACTGGGTTAAGTATATTGAAGACCCTGAAAAATATAATTTTCTCTTGCTAAATTCTCTTAAGATAATCGGAGGCCCT